GTGTTCAATCCCCCCCCGAGGGTTTACCCGGGGTCGCGCGCGCGCGATTCTACGTCTAACAGTTATGGACGGGCGATTACACAAACGCCGGCCGATTACACAAACGGGGGTGGTTTTCTGTGGAAATCTGGCACGTTACTAACGATTCGGTCCAAGCCGCCAAGGCCGCCGGCCTGATCGGGCCCATGGACGAGGGCGCGGTGGTGGTCCTTTTGCAAATGGCCCGCCGTCTGGATGACGCGGAATTCCCGGTCTTTGACGGGAAATTCGATAACGTCACCCAAGGTTTGTACCTGAAATATTGCGAATCGTTGGGGCTTACCCCTGCCGGCCGGACCCGCCTAGGCGAAGTCAAGGAACAGGGGGGCGGCAAGCTTGCGCAACTTAGGGGAATCCAAGGCACCGGCACCGCGAAAACGGGCACGCGCCGCCGCGCCTAAGCCACTGGTTGGCCACGAGGTCCCACGAATTTACACGCCGCCGTTGCGCCGGCTGACCCCTAAGACGTCTGCCGGCTTTAAGTGCATCGAATTTTCCGAGGACGTCCTGGGCATCCCGCTATATCCGTGGCAAAAGTGGTTCCTGATCCATGCCCTAGAACTTTTGCCGGACGGGACGTTCCGATTCCGGACCGTGGTTTTACTGGTGGCGCGGCAAAACGGTAAGTCCACCCTTGCCCAAGTCCTGGCCCTGTTTTTTATGTATGTCCGGGCCGCCCGGCTGGTGATTGGCACCGCCCAAAACCTGGATATTGCCGAGGAAGTATGGGCCGGTTGCGTCGAAATCGCGGAAGATTGCGACGAACTGGCGGCCGAAATCAAAAAGGTAAACCACACGAACGGCAAAAAGTCTTTGGACCTGACCACGGGGGAACGGTATAAGGTCCAGACGGCCAGCCGGCGCGGCGGCCGTGGGCTGTCCGGGGACCTTATCCTGTTGGACGAACTGCGGGAACATCAGTCCTGGGAAGCCTGGGGCGCGATTACGAAAACCACCATGGCCCGGGCCATGGCCATAATCTTGGCCCTGTCCAACGCCGGCGACGCGTCATCCATTGTTCTGCGGTATCTGCGGAAAATGGCCCATGCTTCCCTCGGGGACCCGGACGGCATCAATTCGGACGGGCTGTCCGTTGAACTGCTGGACGCCGTGCCCGCCGAAATCGCGGACGACGTCCCATCTACCGAGGACGATTCCTTGGGGCTGTTCGAATGGTCCGCCCCGCCGGGCTGTTCGCTGGATGACCGGGACGGGTGGGCGTGGGCTAACCCATCCTTGGGTTACGCGATTACGGAACGGGCGATAGCGGCCGCCATGCGGACGGACCCCGAATGGGTGTTCCGAACCGAGGTCCTTTGTCAGTGGAACGACGGGACGAACGAGGGCCCGTTCCCTGCCGGGTCCTGGGAAGCCGGCACGGACCCCGGTTCGGGGATTCCCGCGGCCGCGCCCGTGACCTTTTGCGTTGATACCGAACATGACCGGTCCCGAACGTTCGTTGCGGTGGCCGGCCGGCGGCCGGACGGGGACGTCCACGTGGAAATCGTGGCGGCCAGGTACGGGTCCGGGTGGTTCCTGGACTGGTGCCGGGAACGGGCGTCCGCTGCCACGCCGTTGCGGGTGGTGGTTCAGGGCCGCGGCGCGCCGGCGTCCGGGCTGGTCGCGGACCTAAAGGAACTGGAACACGTCACGGTGGTGGAATGGGGCGGCCCGGACCTCGGGGCGGGTTGCGGAAAGTTCTATGACGGCGTCAAGGCCCACCAGTGGAAGCCGGACCCGGCGAACAACGAAACCCCCGAGGACCAGCCCGTCCGGATTTGGCACCTGCCCCAACCGGTCCTGGACCTGCCGGCCGGCACCGCGGTAACCAAACCCCTGGGGGACGCATGGGTTTGGAACCGCAAGGCAAGCCCTTATGGGGCTGCCCCCCTTATGGCCGTGACCGGCGCGGCGTGGGACGTCTTACAGCCGGTCGAAATCGTCCCCGTATCGGCATATGAAACCGGGACTCTAATGGTGGTTTGAAAGGACGGGGCCGTGGTGGCTGCTTTGGAAATAACGGTCATTGTCCTGGTTGGCTTGGCGGCGGTCCTGGCCATTGCCCGGCTGGTCATGGGCTGGGCTTATTCGTGGCGGACCCTGGTTGCCCGCCGGGTGGTTATCAATCTCAAATCGGGCCGGGGCCTGGACGGGCTGCTGGTCCGCAAGGCCGGGGACCTGCTGTTCCTACGCAACGCCACGGCGTTGGAAGCCGGCACCGCGCCGGCCGTGATCGACGGCGAGGCCGTCATCCAACGTTCGGACATTGATTTCATCCAAACACTAGACCGGGGCGGGGTGTAAGCGGTGGCTTTTGTCGTATCCCAAGGGACCTTGCAAGGTCTGTCCAAGCCGGCCACGCTGCCGGGTAACCGGCTGCAACTGGCCGTTGACTTTACCGCGGACTATGGGGCCATTTGGAAATCCCAAGGCGCGGTCCGGACGGTGGTGGATTTCCTCGGGCGGAACATTGCGTCCCTGGGGCTGCACCAGTTCCGCCGGGTTTCGGACACTGACCGGGAACGGATCACGGATTCCGGACTAATCCAGCTGCTGAATAAGCCCAACCCGGGGACCACGCGTTACCGTCTGCTGGACGCCCTGGTCCGGGACTACGGGATTTATGACCGGGCCTATTGGCTGAAAATGAACGGCAAGGGCGGCCGTTACCTGCTGCGGCTGCCCCCGTCCATGGTCACGCCCAAGGGCGAATCCTGGTTATGGCCGGAAGCGTTCGAATTCGTGGGGTCCAAGGGCAAACAGACTTTCCCGGCTGACCAGGTGGTCCACTTCCGGGGCTATTCACCTGACGGGGACCTCGGGGGCCAACCGCCCATCGAAGCGTTACGCCGGGTCCTGGCCGAAGAATACGAAGCCGGCCGGATGCGGGAAAACACGTTGCGGAACGGGGCCCGTGTCTCGGGCTACCTGGAACGCCCGGTGGGCGCGCCGGCCTGGTCCGAACAGGCCGCGGACCGGTTCACGAAATCATGGCGGGCGCAATACGCCGGCCACGGTCCGCAAGCCGGGGGAACGCCCGTCTTAGAGGATGGCATGAACTTTGTTGCCGCGTCCCAAACCGCGGAACAACTGCAATACGTCGAAGCCCGCAAACTGACCCGCGAGGAAGTGGCGGCCGCGTTTTTCATCCCGCCCACCATGGTGGGGGTCATGGATTCGGCCACCTTTTCGAACATAAAGGAACAGCACAAACACCTTTATCAGGACACCCTGGGGCCGTGGCTGTCCATGATCGTGGAAGAACTGGCGTTGCAACTTATCCCGGACTTTCCGGAAGTCGCGGACACTTACCTCGAATTCAACATGGCCGAAAAGCTTAGGGGTTCATTCGAGGAACAGGCCGCGCAAATCCAAACGTCCGTGGGCGGTCCGTGGATGACCCGCAACGAAGCCCGGGCCCTGTCGAACCTGCCGGCTATTGACGGCGGGGACGAACTGATAATCCCGCTAAACGTCATTGAGGGCGGCCAAGCTTCCCCCAACGATTCGGCACCGGACACCGGCCAGTTGGCCGGCCCGGCGCGGCCTGGCAAAAGTGGCCCGGCCGTCCTGACCAAAGCTGACGAACCGGACGACGAACAGCGGGACGCCATGGTGGCGGTCTATGACGCCTTTTTCAAGCGTCAAAAGGATTCCGTCCTGTCCGCAATCGGGGCCGGCGGGTCCTGGTGGGACGGGGCCAGGTGGGACGAGGAACTAACGGCGGACCTGTTCGAAGTGGTGGCCGATATGTCCGCCGCCCTCGGGGCCGACGTCGCCAAGTCCTTTGGCCTGGACCCGGACGCCTATGACGTGGACGGGACCCTGGCGTTCCTACAGTCATTCTCCCAACTGCGGGCCGAATGGGTGAACGAAACCACCAGGTCCCAACTAGAGGACGCCCTGGCCGACGAATCCGAGGACGCCCCCGGGCCGGCGCGGGTGTTCGAAACCGCGGAAGCCCAACGGGCACCGGCGGCCGGCAAGGCCACCCTGTCCGCCCTCGGGTCATTCGTGGCCGTGGAAGCGGCCCGGAAACTGCTGGCCGGCAAAGCCACGAAAACGTGGCGGACCCGGTCCGGCAACCCGCGGAAGTCCCACGCCCGCATGGACGGCGAAACCGTGGACCTGGATAAGAAATTTTCCAACGGCCTGAACTGGCCAGGTGACCCCGCCAAGGGCGCGGACGAGGTCGCCGGGTGCGAATGCACCGTGGAAGTGAACCCCGTAAGTGATGACTGAATAGGAAAGGGCAAGCCATGAGAGTGAAAAACGCCAACGTCCTGGTAAAGGCCGGCCCGGACGCCGGCCTGGAAGATGGGCAATTCGAAGCCTATGCATCCGTGTTCGGGAACATTGATTCTTACGGGGACGTGGTCCAGCCGGGGGCGTTCACGAACACCCTAAAGGAATGGGCCGAATCGGATAATTTCCTGCCGGTCCTGTTCGGCCACAACATGGCCGATCCCGATTACAACATTGGCCACGTGATCGAAGCCACCGAGGACGAAAAGGGATTGCGGGTCCTGGGGCAGTTGGACCTGTCGTCCCCCAAGGGGGCCCAAGTTCACAAACTGCTAAAGGGCAAACGGATTTCCCAACTGTCCTTTGCCTATGACGTCATCAAAGGCACTTGGGGCCAGCTTGACGGCGTCGAAGTGTACGAACTGCACGACGTGAAAATTTACGAAGTGTCCCTAGTGACCATTGGGGCGAACAGCGAAACCGAAATCCTGGCCGTGAAAACGGCCATGGCGTCGCTGTCCGGTGGTCTGAAAGAGGGCCGGGTCCTGTCGTCCAAGCACGTAGATAGTTTGCGGGCGGCGCGGGATTCCATTGACGCGGTCCTAGCGGCCGCGGAAGTAACCACCGATCAGGAAAAGGCCAGCGGTAATGGTGACGTCAAGGACGAGGGCGGCGACGCCGTCAAGTCCGAGGAACCGATCCTAAGCCCGTCCGCGCGATTCTTGGCATGGGCGGCGCTTGACGCCGAATTGGCGGCAAACGCCTAAATCAGCACTAACCCATTTGACCGCCTGGCACCTGCCTGGCGGTTTTTTCATGCCACGGAAAGGGCAGGAACAATGAGCAAAGTTAAGGCACTTCAGGAAGCCGCCGCGGCGGCTGCCAAGCGCGCCCGCGAAATCGCGGAAAAGGCGGACGCCGAAAACCGGTCTATGACCGCTGACGAGGAATCGGACTACCGCAAGGCCATGGGCGAAGCCCGGGACCGGCTGGACCTGCTGAAAGTCGCCAAGGCGGACGAAGCTATCTTGACGGAAGCCCGCGCCCTGGCCGCCGAAATCGGGGATTCCGCCGTGGCCGACGTGGACGCCACAAAGGACACCGCCAACACCCTGGCCCGGGTAAAGTCCCTTGGCCTGACCGTGGTTCAGTCCGCGGAATTCAAGGCGGCAATGGCCCCGTTTGGTTCCCGCGTCCCCGAAAAGGCGCGTTTCCAGACGGACCCAATCAGCGTCAAGGGCCTGTTTACGGGTGATTCCGCCACGTCTGCCGGCGCGTTCGTCACGGCCGAACAGACGGGAATCCTCGAAGCCCTGGGCCGCCGGCCGCTGACCATTCGGGACGTTATCAGCGTCCGCCGGACCGGTTCGGACACGGTGGAATATGTGGTCCAGACGGCCCACACGAATAACGCCGCCCCGGTCGCGGAAGCCACGTCCAGCGCGGCCCCGGAATCGGGCGCGGAAGCCGGGCCCCTGGTCAACGCCGCCGGCGGCGGTTACAAGCCCGAGGGTTCATGGGCGTTCGAACGCAAAACGGCGACGGTCAAAACCATTGCCGAATGGGTGCCGGCTACCAAGCGCGCCCTTGCGGACGCCGCCCAACTCGAGGGCCTGATTAACGACGAACTGCGGGCCGACATTGCCGAAGAAGAAGAAGATCAGATCCTTTTGGGCGACGGCGAAGGCGAAAACCTCGAGGGCATCCTGGAAACCACGGGGATTCAAACCCAAGCATGGTCCACGGACATTTTCACGACTGTTCGTAAAGCCCTGACAAAGGCCCGCGTGGTGGGCCGCGTGGTTCCCAACGCCGTGGCGCTGCACCCGGAAGAAGTGGAAGTGATCGACTTGGCCCGCGAGGGTGCCGGGACCGGGCAGTTCCTTGGGGCCGGCCCGTTCGCCCTCGGGCCCCGGACCCTTTGGGGTCTGCCGATCATCGAAACCGAAGCCATTACGCCGGGCCGCGGCCTGGTGGGCGACTTTTCCAAGGCCGTCCTGTGGGACCGGGAACAGACCACGGTGACCATGACCGATTCCCACGCGGATTTTTTCATCCGGAACATGGTGGCAATCCTGGCCGAGGAACGCGTGGCGTTCGGCGTGGTTCGTCCCACGGCGTTCGTGGATACAGACGTCCGCGCATAACCACCCATTGACCGGACGCGGGCCGCGTTTTGCTGGGGCGCGGCCCGCGTCCACCCAACCCGGAAAGGGGCACGGCAATGGCTGGCCTAAAAAATTACAACGTCCACGTCAATGGCGTGGCCGCCACGCTGCGGCTATCGGACGCGGACGCCAAGTCCCGGGGCCTGACGGCGGCTGACGTCGTGGGGGCCAAAAAGGCAACACCGCCCAAGGCAAGGCCGGCAACCAAAAACGTGCCGGCCCCGCCACTGAACAAAGCACGAACCGCCGCCGAAAAGGCCGAATAGGTTTAGGGGGGCGGAACCGTGACGACGTCAATTATCGAACCGGACGAGGACGCGTTTCGATTGCCGCCCCTGGTCACGGCGGAAGAATTTTCCGCCTGGACCGGTGGCAAGGTTTCGGCGTCGGACCCCCGCGTTTTGCCCCTGCTGAACGGGGCGTCCGCGGGGATACGGCGGTGGGCCAGGTGGCATATTGCGCCGGTACTCGAGGAAACCCTGACCGGGGACGGCCCGGGCGGTTCGCTGCTGCTGCTGCCCACGGGCCGGCTGCTGGAAGTCCTGACCGCGACGAACGCCGGCGAATCGGTGGACGTTACCGGCCTGGACTTTAGCCGCCACGGCATGGTGTCCACCGGCGGTTCCTGGTCTGACCGGTTCGGGGCGGTGTCCGTCCGGGTCCGCCACGGCTATGACCTGGCGGACGTCCCGGACGTCCAACAGATAGTCAAGCAGGTCACGGCCAACGCCCTGGCGTCCCCCATGGGGGCCACCAGGGAACAGGCCGGGACGGTATCGGTTGCGTGGGCAACCACGGCCCCCGGGGTGTCCGGCGGCCTTTCACTGCTGCAACGGGACCTGGACGTCCTGGCCGCGTTCAAGATTTAGGGGGGTCCATGCTTCCGTCCTTTGCGAATGATACGCCGGTCAGGGTCCGCCCAACGTGGACCACGGACGCCCGCGGGACCCGCCGGCCGGACTACGGGGCCGGCGCTAACCGGGTGTCCGTCCCCGGTTCCCTGCTGCAACCCGGCGCGTCCGTGGAAGTCCTGGAAAACCGGGTGGGCGCGGTCGCCGTCCGGTGGTCCTGGTTCGCCCCGGCCGGCACGGACGTGGAAGCCACGGACGCCGTGGAATGGGACGGCCGGCTGTACGCCGTGGACGGCGAACCCGCCCGGCACCGGTCGCCCACCGGGGCGTTGGACCACGTCCTGGTCCTGCTGATCGACTGGAAAGGATGACCCGTGGACGTTGGCGGCAAAGTCACAAAACTGGTTTTCAAAACCGCGGGATTCAAAAAAATCCTACGGTCCGGCGCGGCCCTCGGGGACGTGTCCCGCCGGGCCCGGGCCATGGCCGCGGCCGCCGGCGAAGGCGTGGGCGTCCAGACGTCCACCGGTGCAAACCGCGTCCGCGCCACGGTCGCAACGGAAACCCTCGAAGCGGCCCGGCGGGAAGCCACGGACAAAACCCTAACCAGGGCGATAGGGGCGGGCCGTGGCTGAATTCGTGGAACCGGCAGACGGGGAAACCGTCCTGATCCTTTACCTACGGGCCATGCTGGCCATGCAACCGGGGTTCGATTCCGTGGCCGTCCTGGGGGCCATGGACGCCGAATCGCCGGACTATGAACCGCCGGCGGAAGCCGTGACGGTACGGGCAACCGGCGGCGTCCCGCGGGACGTCCTGGTGTCCAATCTGCAACTAACCATAACGGCGTGGGGGGCCGGCCCGGATGACGATATGCGGGCGTCCGACATAGCCCGCCGGTCCGCCGGCCTGATCCTTTACGCCGGCCGGAAAGGGTGGATGGGCGAGACGGTAGTAAACGACGTCACGGCCCTTTCCCTGCCCTATAAAGATTCGGACCCAATCACGTCCCGGGCCCGGTATTCCGCAACTTTCGCGGTGTCAATGCGTGGGCAAATCGTCCACGCATAAGTGTTTTACCACTGCCTGAAAGGGGCAAACCAAAATGTCTGTTATTGCATCCAATGTTTGGACCGGGTCCCCGGACCAGCTAACCACCGGGCCCATTCTTTCCGCGCCGCGGGGCACCGCCCTGCCCACCGCCGTGGACGACGAACTGGACGAGGATTTCGTGGATTCCGGTTACGTTTCCGAGGACGGCCTGACCCTGACCCCGGAACGTTCCACGGAACAGGTCCGGGACTGGTCCGGAAGTGTGGTCCGTGAACTGCTGACGGAATTTTCCGCCAAGCTTGCATGGGCCCACCTGGAAACCAACGAACAGTCGTTGAAAAACTACCTCGGGGACGACAACGTAACGGTGACCGCGGCGGACGCCACGAACGGCAAACGCATTACGGCGCTGCTCAAGTCCGCGGAAATGCCCCGCAAGTCATGGGTGTCCAAGATTAAGGACGGGGATTCCCGCGTGCTTATCGTGGTCCCGGACGGCCAGGTTTCCGAAACCGGGGAAGTGGCGTTCGTAAAGTCCGGCGCGATTACCTGGCCCGTGACCCTGGCAACGTACCCGGACGCGGCCGGCGTAAACGTCTACATCTATTTGGATGACGGCGTGGTTTTGACGGCCGGCGTTCCGGCGCTGACGGCCGTATCCGGTAGCCCGAACCCGGCCGCCGAGGGGCAGCTGGTCACGATCACCGGAACCCGGTTCACGGGAACCACGGCCGTGACGTTCGAGGGTACGCCCGCGGACGATTTCACGGTGGTGGATGCAACCACCATTGTGGCCACCATGCCG